ACTCTTGTGTTTCAAATGAATATCTAACATTGTCTATATCAGTTTTTTCGCTCATCTTAAACCTATTCTTGACGCTATAACATCAACGCCTTGTGCATGTGTCCAAACAGAACCACTTGGCGTTGTTACTTTTATTTTAAAATATCTTCCTGATTGTCTTACAGGGTTATCGCCACTTGTAAGCATAGTTGAAGATGTTGATTCGGTTGCTGTATCAGCTAATCTTTCTTTGCTTTTTATAGTAACAGTAGAAGTTGCGTCAACTATCGGTCTGACATTGGTTATACTACTTCTATGACCTGGAAACAACTCCATTTCTCTAGTTTCTATTGTACCTTGATTATCGGTTCCAGAAAATATAGCGGCTTTAAAATTGCTATCTATTCCGCCAAGTAATAGTTGTCCGCCATTCCAAAAATCCGTATCTAAAGCAATATTAATACTATCTAAATTTTGTGAAATAATATCCATTAGCTCAACTGTATATGCCCCTACAAATTGTGAAAATATTGTACTTGCATTAGCGTCAGCCGTTGACCATTTTTGGGTAGCGTAATTATAAATTATTATTTTATCACAAACGCCGGTTGTGTTTGATGTGTTTGCAGCAGATGGGTAAAGCCACATAGCTAATTGATTGAAAGGGTCAACCGCCGCACAAATTCTATCACTAAACGCTTTATTTAAATCTAAATCAAAAAATCTATTTACTTTTTCAGCTCCTATCGGAACAATTTGATCTCCGTTTAATTCAAAAAAACCATCGTCCGCATAAAAGAATACTCTTCTATTATCTTGACAAACTGTTCTTCCATAAACGGCACCTCTATTTGGCGATATTACAGATAATCTAAATACTGTTGCACCGCCTACATAGTCCATACGAATTATTTGATTTTGTCTAAACACATAACCTATTTCCCCTGAGGTTATGTGAACTATTTCGCCACCTGAACCTGGTAAATCTTGTAAATCAGCTTGTTTATTTCCTGTTTGCCAAGTTGAAATATCGTTAATGCCTGACCATTGTATTCTATTCTGATTAGTTGGTTGGTTTCCGGTAACTAAAAAATCCCTTACAACACCTGAAACTCTAAATGTAGGAACAGAACCAGAAGTAGCTATTGTACTTAAATTTGCAAAATTAGTTGAAGTACCCATTAAATAATATTGTGGTGCATCAACTCCATTACTTGCGATTACATAATTACCAAATTGTGTAAATGTAAAATAATCAGAATTTGTTCCGGTTAAACTTCCTTTTCTTGAAGTAAATGTTCCACTAGCTAATTGATAAATGTCAGTATTTTTTGCTACAAAGTTAAATACATTACCTGAATTATCTCTAAAAGAACCAGCACCTCTTGAATGTGCACCAATATTATTTGTAGAATAATTAATTAAAGACGGAAATCTTTTATAAGAATTTTGGGCGTAATAAACATTATTAGCTGTTGTGGCACCTGGATTTAAATATTCAGGTTGGTCAGGTAACCATTCGCCAAAAGGTATTTGCATTTTACTCCTATTGGTTGTTATTTGTTACGGCAATAAAATTATCACTAAAAGAACCAGCGACTGTTACATCACTTCTTTGTTGTAAAGGTGCATTTCCATATTGGTCTTCTCTGTCGTTTCTTTCTAGTCTTTCCATTGCAGTAGAATACATACTTTGCCATTGTTGTAATCTAGCAGGGTCAACGCCACCTAAAAAGTTTGCCGCATGATACAAAGAACCATATAAATATATTGCTGGGTGGTTAGTTAAAATAAAATTTGTAGTATTAGAATCGGATAAAGGGTCAAATCTTTTGTAGTAATTCAAATATCCTGTATAAGTTGAAGAAGCTGCAGGGGCAAATCTAAATGTATCGCCAAGTATTGTAAATGTAGATGGTTGTCCACTAGACGAACCGCCTTTAATCTGATCCATTTGTGCAGGTGTAATATATTTTAAAGGGTATTTTGTTCCGCCATTTAAAATATAAAAATCTCTTACTTGTAAAAATCCACTAGGTAAATTTTCTGTTTCCGCATCTATTGTAATAGTTGTTTGTGTTACCATAGACCTAATTCTTAATTTTGAATTAAAATCTTTTTCAGCTAGAACAATAAAGTCTTCCGCTATTTCCGTAGTTAAATCTGATCTGTTTAACCAATTAGCTATTGAAGATTTAAGTTCGCTATAATTAGATAATGCCATTACAATCTACCTGCCGCTGTTCTAAAATATTGAAATTCACTACTATTTAATTTTTTCTTCATAATTTGTTTTTGTACTTCTTTTGGTAAGGCAAACCAATTTTTAGTTCCATTATATTCATTTGCCCATACTTGCAAAGCTAAAGTTGGTATTGAAGCAACCCTTTTTAATTCTCTTGATTTAGAATATCCGTCATTGTGATTATAAAGAGCTTTATTATGTTTAATGTGCGAATCAATATTTACTTCTTCTTTAAGAACAATTTTTTTTTCTTGTTCGTCTAATAAAAAAGTTTCTTTTTTTAATCCGTCAATCTTAATATCTTTATTCATCTACCTTGACCTCTATATTTTTTTTTAGAAAATTTTTTATTTGGTTTTTTACTATGTCTTCTTGGCCTTTTTCTTGGGCTTTCTTTAACATAATTATTGACACCAAATAATGGTTTCTTTTTGGCCACTAGCCACTCATTTCAGTAACAAAAACATTTGCACTTCCTATTGAAGCAACTTTTTCGCCAGGTGAAACTTTAAAAATTTCAGGTTGGTCAGCAGGAATAAAGATTGTGCTTGTAGTAGCCGTTGGGTCGCTTGAAGCATTTCCGCCAAATTCTATATGACAATCAGCATCAGCTGCTATTCTTACATATTCAGTTTGTGTACCAAATACATCTGCAACCGCACTACTTGAACCACCACTAGCTATCTTCTGTGTTTTTGTAGGTCTTAATCCATAATTAAAACTCATATTGTTCTCCTATGTTGGAGGGGGGAAGTACCGGCTAGGCAAGATCCCCCCAAAATTAAATTATCTTCTTACAACAATTGTAAAATGTGCTGAATGAGTTCCTGTAGAAGCTCCGTCAGTTGCAATCGCTATATAGTCACCTTCTAATACATTGTTTGCACCAGTTGGTTCGCAAGTGTCAATATCTCCAGCTGCACTTCCAGAATGTGCAATAGTAATTGTTCCACCAGTCATGTTAGTAGTATTTACTTTTGCAGTTATTCCAGCGTTACCTCCAGATATAGCACCGCCTAATACCGAAGTAATTTTTATTACTTTACCGGCATCAGGAACGGCAACTCTTACTGTTCCAGCTGTTGATACATCGTCTAAATGACACTCTAAAAAGTAATCGTTTAAAGTTCTCATTTTATTCTCCTTATGTCGTTCCGCCTATAACCTTTTTAAGACTTCAACATTTGGTTAATTGTTAGGGGGTGTATATCTAAACAAGGTTACACCCCCAACAATATATTATTATGATGTTGTTAAATCAAAAACAGCACCATTTGCTTTTTCGTTTCTAGCTTCTAAAGTGTATTCAGCAACTAAAAATCTCTGATCTGCATCTTTTGTTTGTGCAGGAGTTTGTAGTTGGAAATCTCTTAAGAAAGCAACTGCCCACATATCCATTTCAAGGATTAATGCATCTTGGCCTCTTTTAGCCGCAGTACCATTAGCACCTCTAATGAATCTGTTAGGAGCAACTTGAAGCGTACCAAAATCTGATTCGTACACATCAATAGAAGTAATTAATCTTCTATCTTCCGCAGAATCAAA